CTCCATAAATTCTAGTAAATACATAATTTGCAGTAACAGTTAATCCATGAGCTACTGTTTTTGCTGCAGTATCTAATAAAGCACCGCAATCAATAACTTTTCTAAAAACTTGTTGTGGCTTATCTTCAAATTTATATTGTTGTCCACAAACCATTTCTTGTGGTGAATATTGGCCTGTATCTTTAAGGTTTAATAACATAGCTATAGCATTTACATTTTCGTGTAATCTAACAAATAATTCTTTAAAAGCTTGGCTTTGAACATCAATATCTGAGACCGACCATACTTGAGTAGTCGGTATAAATGCTCCAAGATTTTTATTTGCCATACTTATCCTATATTATTACCTTTTCTGGTTTGTAAAATTAAACCCTGCAACTCAAAATTTGATTCTACAATACTTTCATCTAACATCTGCTCATCTGAAAATTTTAATTGTATTTGAACGCAACTACCATAACCTTGAAAATAAATAGTATGCCAAAATCTATCTTGAGAGGCCTCTAAAGGAACTAAATCAAAAGGATATGTTTCTAACTTATACGTTCCCCAGTTAGAACCTGAAACTCTACCATCTTCAGATAAGTCTACATTTGATGACGATGGATAATATTGAATCTCAATTTCACCACTTACAGTTCTTGCAACAAGAAAACTAATATTTTCTAAATAAAAATCACTAGTATTATTTAAATAAGGATTCCATTGTTTTGATTTAATACTTATTCGTGATACACGAGCCGCTGTTCCTCCACCTGTATATGCAGCTGTTCCGGGAAAAGTATCATCTAATACAATAATATTATCATCAGTTACAGAATAAACTTCATAAATATCATTAGCACTAGCAGCCAGTCCTGTCATATTACTTAATTTTATATAATCACCGGCTTTTAAATTGTGGTTTAATATAGTTAAATTATTATCTGCATCTACTTTAGAAACATATAATACCGATGCATTAGAATTGTCTCCTTTATCTAACCGAAAAACAAATCCTTGCTGATTTCCTGCAATTACAGTTTTATAATTAGCCGAAGATGATTCACCTTCCCAGTCATTACCATCATCCTCCCATGCCTGAAAATCTCCAACCCATGTATCCCCATCTGTTTGCTCAAAATAACCAAAAGCTGTTATAGAATCATCGTTTAAAGCCCACGTACTATTAGCATAATTATAAACTAATACTTTATCAGCATAGTAATTATCATCATCAGCTATTTGTCTTGGTAAAGTCCAATAAACTAATTCTGAACTATAATCTCTAATACCATGAACTCTTACTACAGCATCATTAACATTTAAGTTTTTATATATTTCATCTGGAATTTTATTATCTATACGTTCAACATTTAAACCATTACAAGCATGAATACCTGTTGTTCCAATATTGAGTACAAATTTATCAAAAGGGACACTAGAAAAAGTAGATTCTGATCCGAGCTCGGTGTTTAATTTTTGCCATGTAAATGGTAAAACTTCATTTCCTGTATATGCAAGTTCCCAAGTAGATGTTTCAAAATAAACAATCAGCCTATCTCTTATAAATTCAGCTGATATTATAGCTTCTTCTGTTGGTGCATCTATATATCCTGCACCACCATAATTATCTTCATCAGGTTCTAGCCATCCATAACCTGAAGCATCAATAGGACTTCCATTCCAAGAATATCTACAACGATTTGTGTAAGTTGTATAACCTGCAGCAGCATCAACTTCATGTGTATTTAATAAGATTAATCTATTCTTAAAAGGCATAATAATACGAGCTGTTACAACTATATTTTGATCAGCTGTTCCGGCAACTAAAAACTTAGGTCTAAACTTAGTAAAAGTAGTACCATCAGTCGTATAATACATATTATCATGACCAACTGTATTATAGTTTGTTATAAACATTGCAGTAGCTTCAGGAGTTATCCCATCCCAATTAGTAGTCCAAAAATATTGCGTATTTGTACCTGTAAAAGTAACAGTCGTTCCTGTTCTTAACCATGAAGTCCCTGAATATATATATATAAAATATGTATCATAAGCATAAGCTACATGACTATTTATATTTCCAACTTGATACATTCCAAAACCCATAACAGGTTCACTTGGATAAAAATAAACTGCTGTTGAATGAGCAGCTTCGGTAACAACTAATTCAGGAACGGAACTATCAAATGTTTTAGTAGCTGCAACGTCTGTACTTGATAATAAATTATGAGCACCGGCTGTTTCATCTAATATTGTAAATATTTCAGTACCTATAGAAAATATCTGTCCTTTTTTAAACGTCATTGCTGGGACAGCTACTGTAATATCTCCATTTACATCTGTATTACCTAAAAAAACTCTTAATCTAGAATTTAATTGAGCAGTAGCTTCATTTAAAACATCCGTACCAGTATAAGTTGAACCAAATCGTTTTTTAACCTTACCCCTAAATACATAAGCATTATTTAATTCTTCAAATGCATCTTCTGGGATAAGAAACGGAGAAATGTTTTTAACCAATCCAGATTTAAATGGAGCAATTAAAAAACGATCAGCCATGTTAATCTCCTATGGCTATATAATAAATAGAATAAGTAGTTGCATTTCCATTAACATCATAAGAAGTTGCCCTAAAAGTAGTGTTAGATATTGTTCCAGTAATAACTTGAACAAGATCATAATTTCCTACTGCACAAATCTGTGTTATTACAACAGAGTAACAATTATTAGGAAAACCTCCTCCTGTAAACGTATTTAATGCTCCAGCGCCACCACCGGTAGCTGTTCCTTTTCCAAAATGGATAATAATTCCAGAAGGCAAGTATGTGTATCCAAGATCGCCGTTAATCTTTTTAGCTGTCATTTCTATTACATCACCAGCTGCTACACCATCACCTTCACCCTGCCAAAAAAGTCCCGTATTAGTTGTAACAGCAGATTGTTTAGTATAAACAGTAGCTTGACTAGCTTCTACTAATCCAGGATCAGCTCCTTGTTCAGGAAGTGTTACATATTTATGTTTGCCTTGATCTCCATCACCAAAAGTTACATGATTGATATCTACTAAAGTTTTGATCTGAGTAAAATTTTCTTTAATGTCGGCCTGTGACTGTGATTTAAGATCTGTTGCTAATGGGATATTTTCATTATAAGGCATTATTAATCCTTTCTAAGTTTATTTTTTATAATTAAATATAAATAAGTAATGCTACAATTAAATATTCGAGACAATCTTTCGTAAGTAAAACCATCCGCTTTTAATAATCGTATTTCTTCTACTTGTATATCTGTAAACTTAGAAAGATGGTTTTTTTCACCAGTACGATTTCTTCCCTTTTTTACCATATCTTTAACATTATCTTTTGCTGTTCCCAAAAATAAATGGTCTGGATTTATACATTTTGGATTATCACATTTATGGCATACCCACATTCCTTTTGGAATATCCCCAATAAAAACTTTATATGAAGCTCGATGAGCCAACCACCATTTTTTATTCCAACGTACTTTACTATATGGACCACTCGTAGAATTTTTATATAGCCAACAATTATTTTCTGCACTTTCAGCATAAGCCAATAACTTACACTTAATAGAACATGTTTTTTCATGTGATTTAGGTATAAATTGTTTTTTACATTTAATACATTCTTTCATAATTACCCTTTCGCTTGGTAAATAATTAATAAATGTATCAAATATGTGGCCATATGTTAAATTATAGGCCATTTTAAAACCTTTCTACTTATATATCAGTGGTATTATTATCTAAATTATTTAATGTGATGTTACTATTATATATTGTTGATACTTTTTGCTGTGATTGTTGAATAATAGTCCTTCTATTTACTAATAATTCTTGTTCCTTAAAAATAGGTTCTAATAAAGTAACGCTATCCATGTCCATTCTGTCTTGTAATATTTTTCTAGCAGCTCCTAAAGCAACAAGTTGCCACCACTGTGCAAGATCAGGTTTTTGAGCTGCATCATCAAGTTCTGTTGGTCTTTGTGTTGCTGTAATTTCTACTCTATATGGTCTATCAGGAACAGGCCTTAATATAAATTTGCTATCAAAATATAAAATTGATGTCGGTTTTGCCGGGATATAAGGAATAGTATTAGCATAAATAGCTTCATCATCTTTAGGTGCAGAAGTAAACTCAAGCTCATATTCACCTGTTACATAATCTATTGTTGCATCCCCAATATCAGGTCCGACTACTGCATCGCCTTGATCTAAATTTCCGTCTCCGTCATCATGAATTTCTAAGCCTGTATTGTCTGATGCAATTGTACTGAATAAAACTTTATTTCTTAAAAGAGGTGCATTAGGTAATGTTCCAGTTAAAATTGTATCTACACCATTTCCGGTAGCAATATTTGCTACCGTTTCTACTTGTGATTCATTAGCATAAAATTCTACTCTATCTTGATAATATGATGCTAATTGACCTGATATATAGATAGGAGACTGAAATGATATATATTTATTTTTAAAATTATATAATGGATCATCTGCGTCTGCAGTATTATTTTCATAAGTATCTATATAAGGTTCAGTAAAAAAGGTAAGAGTTGTTTTAAGGTCAAGTAATTGAAGTCTTGCTGGTAAATCATATAAAATAAACGTATTAATATATTGATCAATAACAGCATCTGTTATTTGAGTAGAAGAAGGGCTTTTTGTTAATCTTCTAACCTTAGTTCTTATATCATCTAAAGTAGAATAACTATCATCAGCTATAGGCATTTCAGCTCCTATCTATATAACTTAAAATTAAATGTTTTCTACAGTTATAATCTTTTCTCCTTCTTCGGTATCATCAAATTTTGTAAATTCTAAGCTTTGAAAACCATATCTTCTTGCTGGAGTTCCTATTTTTTGTTTAGGTTTTCCGTCTTCTCCTATCGCATATTCATGAGTACGATAAGCGCCACTTGTATTAAGATGTTTAGCAACACCAAGAGGGAGAGTATAAACTTGTCCATCTTTTAATTCATATTGTTCTATTGGATCGCCTTCATATTTCCTAAAGGCAAATCTTAAAACTCCGTCTTTATTTTCATAATAATTAAAAACTCCCTTTACTTTTTCTCTATCTTTATCTCTAAGATATCTAGTATTTGGAGCTTTTTTCTTCTCTGTTTTAATATTTTTTTTCGTTTCCATCTTTATCTCCTTATTGAATACTTTAAAAAAGGGGAGCTTTAATAATCAACATAATGTTTAAAAATTAAAAGCATCCCCTTTATTCTTAAATGTTATTCAGAATTACTCGTTATCATAACTAAATGATTTACCAGCTCTCCAGTAAATAACATTATTGTTTTCACCAGCAGGAAGTAATGCACCTCCAGAT